GCCTAACGCATTTCGTGTTGCATGTTTCAGGACGCGACGATCTACCCACGTTGCCGTGTGTTACCAACTGCCGTGCGAATGGCTTAGGTCGATGAGACTGATGAAGTTGTGCGTCCTTTAAGACTTAGATATTGGGAGATCCAGTTGATGTCGGCTGGTCGCCATACCCATACGACGGCGCCTTGTTGAAGCGTTGTAATCCATCGTGACTGGAGCGGTGAGATCTTGCCTTTATCGCTTTTAAGTTCTGCGAATATAACACGGCCCGAAGGATGAGCGAGCACTAAGTCTGGGAAGCCGTGATCACCTAGTTCATGGGTGGCCCAGACGCCACGTTTGTTCATAGCCGGCATCGGATGATGCACTAGCCATCCGTGCATCTTTGCCAGATTGATCACGATCTTCTGAAAGTCTGACTCGGTCATGTGCGCGCCTGTTCAATGAGGATGTCGCGTTCCAGCGTCAAGAATGTGATTTGGGCTTTAAGTTCGTCGATGCTGATCAGTAGGTCTTGGATTTGATAGTGCTGATCCCTTAAGCGGCCTGCATACTCATCTGATGAGTCGTAGGGGATCATTTGAGGCGGTCTATGACGGTTGATGCCTGAACGCCTGTGAGCGTCTCTAGGACGACGTCTTGGACTCCTAGCGTCCCGTGGATGAACTCCAATAGGTCTAGGTCGTTTAGTTCTTTGCCCCGTGCCAAAGCTTTTAAGAATCCAATCTGTTTAGGTGTAGCGAATTGCCCAGACGAGGAGGCGTGGGTCTCATCCTTTGAGGGACTCCCCGTCCGGGACACTTTGGACATCTCTTCGCGTGACGGCCGTTTGCCATGTGTCGCGTAGCCGGCATTGGCTAGACATCTGCCGATTGCCGAGGTTTCTGCGTTCTCGATGTGCGCGGTCTTATTGACTGGCGATGAGCCACGGATCTCTTCTGCGTACCCTGTCGCTTTGGGCCATGTGTCGATGAACTCAAAGAACACTTCGGCGCGGAAGATCACTTGGTCGCCGTCTTGAGCGACGAGTTGCGTTGCGATGCGGCCGTTTGGGTGATCTGCCCAGAATCGGATGAGGCGATCTTCTACCGTTTCGTAGTTGCTGAGATCGAATGCCATGTCGGGTGTCCTTTAGTCGGTATGAGTGAGCGAATTGTACACGTTGAACGCGGCGCGAAGTTGATCCTCCGTGTGGAACGTGCGCGTCTCTAAGAACACTTCTACGGCCTTAGCAAGATCGTCAATGGCGGCCTTCTTAACGCTTGAGCGTGTGACCGCTGGAAAGTCAAGTCGCATTGCGGCGCCGTGTTCGTCTCGATAGCCATAATGCATGTAGATCTGCGAGCCGTTGCGTTCGCGCTTTAATGCAAACACCCAGCCGTCCTTGTGAAGCGCTGAGAGTGCGCCCGAGATCTGTCCGTGATGAAGCCCGAGTTTGCCGGCCAACTCTTTCCATGTGTAGCCGACTTTGCATCCTTGCAGCGCTTCTAAGATCTGCTTTTGCCGTGATGCGGTAACGCCTGATTCATCTTCGGCTACTGCTCGCGCTTTGGATGTTTCTGAGCCGGCAACGTGGCCTGAGTGTCCGTTGTATGGGAGCGAAGGGTGGAATAGATCGGTCATGAGTGCGCCTCCAATGCTTGGATTGCTTTGTCGATCGTTGTGATGTCGTGCAATGGCATTGGATCTTCTAATGTCATTCCGTTACGAATTGCGCGTAGACGTCGAATAAGATCTGCGTGTGGATTTGGTGTAATGATTTCGTCAATGAATGCGAATAGTTGTTTTCGCATTTCTTCGCTGATGCCGTTATCGGGATAGGGCGTTTCGTTCACTTTGCAGTCCTCCAAGGATTCCAGCCTGAGTTTAGGTATATGGCATGGGTAGCACGAAGTGACGTGGTGGCGTTAAACAGGTCGGAACATTCGTCCAAGATCCCTTTCGCTTGGAGCCATCCGATCGGCCATTGCGAATTGGGTAGGCACCAGAAGCCGTTGATCTGAGTGAGGCCGTATGAGCCGCCCATCGGGTCGTCCACGTTGTGCGCGTGTGGAAGGCATCGGGATTCTCGGTGCATGACCAGTTTAAGTGTGGCCAGTTGGTCGGCTGGGAAGCCAAGATTGAGGGCTAGTTGGAGCGCGTCGTCACACGTGGCGATTGTGGTGATCGTGGTCGTCGTAATGGGGACTGATGCCGGCACGACAACTTCCACGGGTGGCATCTCAGAAGGCTCTGGGAGGCTCCTAGCGACGCCTAGGAACGCCGTTAGCGCCCATAGGCTACCGATGACGCTGATGATAATTTGCGGGGCTGTAATCATTGTTTCTCCAATTCGTAGGGTGGGCTCCATGAGTCGCCCGTGGCTGTCCTGAAGGACATACGGCCGGCTAGGTATTGCGCCTCGGATCCGCCATTCATAAAGATCTGCACAAGGACTTCTTGGCCATTGTCAAGAACTGTCTTGAGCACCAGATAGTCGAAGATTTGTGGATCGGTCATAGAATGGCCTTTCGTCGGTAATCCGACCTTAGCCAACACTTGCCTAGTAAGGGTGGATTTCCCCGAATGCCTTTAGGAATGCGGCTTTGACGAAGATTGGGGAGTCTGCCGCTTGTGGTGTGATCTCGATGTGGAACCAGTCTCCGCCGGGTGCTCCTGAGACAGTTGGCTTGCTGTATTTGCTCCACGCTTGACGATCGCATTTCCACGCGCGGCCGAACGGCTGAGGAAAGTAGTCAATTACGATCTCGATGCCAAGGTCGTTGGCGTTGGCAAGAAGTTTCTCAACGGCTTCTAACGCGTCCTTACGATTAGCAAGTTTCTTGCTGGCGCTTGGACGATACGAAAGATCGACAGCGCGACCCGTGGCATGAACCGAGAGCGATTCCTTGCCGCGCATATTTCTCACGCCGTACGAGCCGTTATCCCAGAGAGCGCCTTGAGCGAGCCAGATGACTTCTTTAATAAAGGCGTCCATGCCGGCACGTCGCTTAGGTGATGCTCCGTCCGTGTTGCCCGTGTACGGCCGTGCGCCGACGATTGGAAGCGGTTGGGCTTTAGGCTTCGGGGTTTTTGCCGATGCCATAAGCCTTGTTCTTTGGGTTGACGTAGCCGATGAATAGCGGTGCTACTGCTGCGATGGCCGCACCAAGTAGGTCATTTGGGTCGGTGTTGCCTGACATGTAGAGCGCGACTGCTGCTGCAATGGCGCTGTTGATGTAGGTAGAGATCATTGCTTTATCGCTGGGTTTCATCTGTTGCTCCTGTCTGTTTTGCTTTTTTCATTCCGTTAGATGCAAGTAGGCCGCCAAGTGATCCGGTTAAGAATACGACAACGGTCGAGAGTAGGTCTATAAAGGCTGCGTCGTTAGGTGCTTGCTCAAGTGGCTGATTAACAAACAGCAAGCCGTACACAAAGCCGAGCACGATCGCTGCAAAACTGATCGACATAGTCACGCCGACAATAAGGATTAGACGTGCGTGTTTATCCTCTGGCGACATCGCAAGCCGTCCTAGTAAAGCACCTGTTCGGCTCAATGTTGACTCGTGTGCTGCTGCATCCATTAAGCACCGCCGCTACGACTGCAACCATAAAAACAAGCGCCGCATACTTAGCCAGCGGGCGGAACATACTCGACTTGTTGTTGGATAAACGCTTCGTACTCGGCTGGGGTCATTGGGCGCACAACATTATCTACTTGAATATGCACTTCGTCATGGGGATAAAGCGCTACGGCTTCTTCGTATGTCATGTTATGCCCTAACTGTTTGCGTATCCGTAGACGCGAATTACGCCGCCAGTTAATGTGCCCGATGCAGGGGTAAGGGTAAACGCTGTATATGAAGTCGTGTTATTAAGCCAACCAGCAATAAAAGCGCTTGTGCCCCCTGTGTCTTGAAATGCGCTCATGCAATACAAAGTAGTTACTTTTGACAAAAACGGCGAAGTCAATTCTAGATTTGCGTTAATGCCGTTGTCGTCACCGTTGCCGACACGCGTCCACGAAGTCGCGTTATTGTCTGAGTCTGTACCAGCACCTGCGCCTACATACGCCACTCGACCTTGCCCAGAGTAATATCCCGTAGCCGTTGCACCCAATGTCAATTTAAGATTAGTGCCAGCGGAAACGCTGCTAATTCCGCCAGTAACAGTAATTTTGTATGCGTCATAAGTGGCACTAAACGCGTCAGAAACAGTAACGCTTCCAACTGTTGTACCAATAGTTTGCGTTTTAATAAGCACAAGACCCGGCGCAACACCAACGTTCACCCAGTTAGCGCCGTCATACACAAGAGTTTGTTTAGTGCTTTCTAAATAGGCATATTGGCCTTCCGCAAGTGTCTTTTCGCCTGTGCCACCAAAAGCCGCGTCACGTTCAACAGTCGAGGCAAAGACGGGTATGCCCGAGTTCGTGATGTTGAGGTCTGCCGCTGTCAGGACTTCGCCTGCCACATAGACCGGGACTGTAGTAACTGCGTTTGCTCCCATAGTGATTCCTATCCTAAGACATTCTCGGTGTCGATTGTGCCATATACCAGATCGTCAAGAATGAGTTCGTAGACAAGCGTGGTTGGGCTTGTGAATAGCGTTATGCGGTGGCCGTCGCTGAGGGTGATCTGATGCTGGATTCCTTCAATGGCTAGTTCTTGCGCTAATTGTGTTGTCGTGTTGCCCGTGTTGAAAGACTTTTCAATGCTAATCGTGTCGCCGATTTCAAGGACGGCCACGGTGTCGCGTTGGGCGTCGGTAAGCATTAAGAACGCGGTAGAGACGTTTGTGTATCTTGGCTCGGGTTCGCCTACGAGTAGGTAATTGGCAAGATCTAAGGCGGCCGTGTTGTTATGGACTAGGGCGTCGGAAATCGAGTTTGTTTGGATGAAGTAGGTCGCTTGTGAGGCTAGATCTTCGGCGATCTCTGGGCTAGTTGCGCCGGCATGGGTTACGGATGCTCGGTTGACGACTTGGTTTGCTTCAAATGAGATGCCTACTTGATCCATTGGGATATTGGTTCCGTCATCGTGGAATGCGGCTACGGGTGCGGAGAGTGTCGTTCCGATCCGATCTTGAAAGGTAAACGTCCCGTCCCGTGCCACGAAGATTCTGCCCTGCACGGATTCGTTGATCTTGGCCATGTATGCGGCCACGGATGTTCCGTTGGGGACGGTGTAGGCAGACGCTCCTCCAAGTAGAACGCTTGATGTCTCAATGTTGCGTTCGCCCGGCAACTGAAAGGCGTTGACTTCTGGTAGGTCTAGGACGGCTTCTACGCGCACGTTTGCAAGTTCTTCCGAGACGTTGTATTCGGCCATGTATGTCTGAGATAGAACATAGAAGCGGTCGGCGCATTGGACGCTAACTTCGTCTAGGCCGCCAAGGTTGAAGTCGTAGGTGTAGTCGATGATGTAGCCGTTGAAGAGTTCTTCGCCTTCGCGCGTGAGAATGACGTTTCGCATTGGTGCTAGTCCGGGTTGATCGTTGGCGGTGTCAAAGAACGGCGAGTCTTGGTTAAACGGGTTAAAGACTCCGCCGGCATAGCCGTCTAGGAGATTGAAGTTCATTGAGCCGGCTGTGAATTGGTCGCCGATGTCGCGTCGTCCACGGAAGACGTTTATGTTTGTTGAGCCCTCGATGACTGATGCGTATTGTGTCGTTCCGTTAAGCACGTATTCGGTGTTATTAAGTACGCCTTTGGTTGTGTCGTCTAGGACGAATGCGTTGACTAAAAAGCCTGTGTCAATTAAAAGATCGTAGGATCCCGATTGAACGATTGTGGCGGCCATTACGCGACTTGGATTTGTGCTGGGCCGTCTACACGGTTCATTGCTTTAATGGCGTTAACGACGGCGCGGCCGATGTCTGCCGACGTTGAGATGCCGCCCGTGATGTTGACGGTGATGTTCTGTCCGCTTTGGTTCTTCATGCGGTCTAATGGGATGACGGCTTCTGGCCCCTTCTCACCCACAATTGCCAAAGTTGGCGCCGTCACGATGCCTCCCGTGCCCATCATGCGGATTCCACCAATGCCACCAGTAGCCGCTTCTTGCGCCTGACCGATACGGCCAAGGGATATCTCATTCAATGTTCCCACGTTGTCAACAAACGGGATGGCGTTGTATGCCTTAATAAGCACATTGATTGCTTTGATCCACATGTTCGCCATGTTTTCAAATGCGCCAATAATAAAGTTAATCACTCCGTTAATGCCATTGCGGAACCATTCAAACTTTTTGTAAGCGGCCACAAGCGCTACAACCATAACGGCGATGCCGGCCGCAATAGCCGAAAACGGGTTAAGCGCCATAGCAAAATTGACGGCCATGATCGAGACGGCAATAGCGCCGATCGTGCCGGCAATGGCCAAGAAGACTCCGGGGTTGTCTTGCGCCCAATCTGCGAACTTTTGGACGACTGGGAGGACGGCTTCGAAGGCTGGAAGAAGTGCGGCGCCGACTGATTCTTTTGTTTCGTCTAGCGAGTTTTTGAGGATCTTCATGCGGCCTGCGGCGGTTTCTGCGGCTGCGGCCGTGGCTCCTCCAAAGGTTCCGCCAAGGACATTCATCACGTCGTCAAGGCTTGCGCCGTCTTTAATCATGGCTTTGATCTCTGGGGAGAGTTGGCCAAGGGCTTTGAAGTTGCCTCCGTAGGCTTTGGCAAGTGCATCGGAGACGGTCGCTAGATCCTTACCAGAGCCTTGTGCGATGTCCTGAGCGAGCGCGAGAGCGGTGTTGGCTGTAGTGATGTCCTTGGTGCCTACAAGAAGCGCTTGGAAGGCTGGACGAAGTTCGGAATCTGCCGTGCCAGACGCCCTCGACATTGCGGCAATGACTTTTTCTTGAGAAGCGACTTGTGCGTCGGTTGCCCCCGTGACGTTCTGCATGACGAGCGCAAGGTTCGCTTGTTCGGCGGCGTCCTCCATTGCGGCCTTGGTTGCTCCTACAAGTGCTACGCCTAAGCCGGCAACGGCGGCGGCCGCTGGTAGTGCTGCCTTCTTGATTGCGAAGTTTGCCTTTTCGCCAAAGGTTTCTAGTTGCTTAAATTGGGCGATCGCTTTCTTAGCGCCCTTGGGATCGTATTCGCTAATGATTGGGAGGATGACGGCCATGGGTTTACCTTGCGCTTAGATCGCGACTCAAAGCTTCTCCGACGCGGTCAACGATTCGCGCCATTTCTACTTCAAGATCGCTCTTATTTGCTTCGTACTGTTTCCACACTACTCGCGACGGGTCGCCGTACTTGGCTGTTAATGCGGCGCCCATTTGATTACTTTTAGAAAAGTCGAAGAACGCGGCGGCGGCGCCGAGCCATTTAACGGCGAAGGTCGAGAGGTTTACTTTGCCGCCAAAAACTTCTTTGGGCGCTTTGGTGTTGATGTATGCCTTTACGGAATGATCGGTCGGCCACGGGAATACTTCGTATTGGCCACGAAGATTCCATTGGCGCTGCCAGCCTGAGAGCGGATAGTTGAGTGGGATTGCGGATTGGATGTCGGAGACGAGGCCAGCGGTGACGCGTTTGTAGTCCTTGGTGATGTCGCGGCGAAGGACTTTGTCGATCTTGTTGAGATCCTTGAGCGCTTGACCAAGGCCGAACACTTCTATCCGTGCTTCAATGCCGCCGGCTGAGTTTCTCATTTGCGTCCTTTTTTGCTTTGGTCATTAAGGACTCTAATGATTGTTTGAAGGTCGCGCGCGTCAAATGAATCCGCATAGAACGTCGGAGCCCATCCCGTCGCGACTACCAGTTCGGCTAATTGCCGGCGGTAGCCGCGTCCGTAGGGTTTGGATCGGTTGCGTCCTCCGCTGCGATCTCGACGTCTGGGTTTTCTTTCAACCATTCGCGCCAAGTCGCTGGAAGCTTCTCGCCCTTAATGACGAGCAACGTGTGTACCCAACACGCGAGATCTGATGCACCTATTCCGCGACCGTCCGATACTCGGCGATTTTCTAGGCGTTCCCATTCGGCAATAACGAACAGGTTCGTCGATAATTGTTCTTTGACTTCTCCGCGCGTGAGGCTGAGTTTGATTTTCATGGTTCTCCTTGTGTCGGGCCGAGGACGGCCGTGATTATGGGTTCGTTGTATCGGCTGAGTAAACGCCGCCCATTAGCGTTATATCGATCGATTGCAGTTCGCCGAGCGAGGCCGAGATAACTGGCAACGACTCTAGGTAGCAGTTTGTCAATGTGAAGCCGGGGTTTGTTGCCGAATCAACTGCGTTAGTTGGCTTGACGATGACGGTTGTCTTGGTGCCGACCAATGGTGCAAGTGTCGCATAAGTGGCGTTGGCTGCGTATGAAAGAAAAAGAGTCAATGTGCATTCGTTGTCTTCAAGGCCAGCCGTGAACGTGTTTGCTGTATCGCCGAAAACTGTGTCATTTAAAGCCGTCACGGTGCGAGTCAATGTGGCAGATGTACACCACCCGGTGAGTGCCGTTGATCCCAATGTGACGGTTGGATTTGAGAGGATAGTTGAGGTTGCCATGATTGCTCCTTGAGTTGTGGTTTTAGTTTGACATAGATTCGGGCGCTAGGTGTGGATTACGCCGTTTGGACTTCGGTTGCGACGGTCAGTTCGTATGCCGGCAGGACGGATCCTCCGATGTCGACGTTTGTTGGGCGGCCTGAGATAACGCCGATGTTGAGCGCGTATACCTGAGCGAGCATGTTGAGTAGGGACTTTTGGGCGTCTAGGTTGCCGGGGCCTAGTGTCACGATCTGGAGTGTAAAGGTTAATTTGGCGATGTTGTAGTTGTAGCCGTCGATTGAGTCAATGTTGACGAAGACGCATGGCGGAACGATGTTGCGCGGATCGTTAACTACTTGGAGTCCTACAACGGTTTGAAGTTTGGCGACTAGGTCGTCGTAGCCTTCATTGAATAAGTCGGTGTAGGTGGGGACTGGCACTAGGCCACCTGCGGACGGTCAATGCCTAACAATTGGCGTATCATTCCGTTGAGGCCCATGACGGGAGCGGTTCCCATTGACTGGAAGGACGCGAAGGAATCCATAGATCCGCGCTGCCGGTACAACGCGCCGCCGTACATGATCGTCCCAAGTTTGACATCCTGCGACGGGACGGTTGTAAGGGAGTCGACATAGCCGGCTTCCATGCGTCGGCGCCAACAGAATTGCGAAGCACTAGACGCGCATATTGTCAAGAACGCTGCGTCGGCGCTTGTGGCCGTTCCTATGCCAAGCCAGTCCTCAACGTCTCCTGCGCTGATCCATGTGCAAGTCGGGGTTGATGTCAAGGTTCCAGACGCGGCGGTTCGCTCGACATCGGCGGCCGTTCTTGCGTAAAGAACTTGATTGGCGATTGGGATGTTGACGTCGTAGAGAAGATCGCCTTCGGTGTCTACGCCCTCAAACAGATATTGCGGAAGAGCGCGGATTGTGTATGTGCCGTTAAATGTGGCGTCTACTGCTGCAACCGTT